ATATAGGGTTAGATTTTAATTTTACTAAATTATACGCATCATCTATATCCCATATCCTCCACCGATCCATGCTCAACATGTCTAAAGATGGTAGGACATTACAGAATATCCAAATATTAGGACAATCAAAACTCTTCTCCCTAAAGGTATACCTATCATCGTAGGCGTACCCATCCTTGATGGTTTCTACGGCGGAGTAGAATGAATACATTTTATCTTTATTCATAGCACGAGGCATATCAAATAAATATAACCTACTTGTTGGTAAGTCGCATACCATTCTTAATAAGTCTTTAAAATCATTTACAGGCGGTAATGCTCGTCCTAACTTATTCGCTCTCATGTATGAGACGAGTGATGACTTGCCTTTATTACCTCCTTTACAATAGACTATATTAATTGTCCTTTTATCCCAAACCTCTACATCATTTACGATGTGTTGTTGAAATGGTCGCAGGTCTCCCATCTCCCTCACTTGACGAGGAATGTAGATCACTTCATCTTTATCAGTCCAAGGTCCTTCTATGCGAGTATCTACTTTTTGTTGGTAAAAGGCATCACCTTTGGTGTATTCAGGATTGGATGTCGGTTCGCAATATTGCGGTGGCGAGGAAAACAATTTTAATAATTCGTGTTTTCTTCTTTTCTTTACCAAAGACATTCGTCCTTGATAATGAACATAACCACTATCACCTTTTTCTTTTTGAAACACAAAGCGTTTAGCAATACCTTTAAGGCGTTCTTTTATCGTTGTAAATAGCGTGTCCGCTCCGTTCCAACGGAAGTCATAGCAGAAACAAGGAGTTTCACCCATTATAATATAACTACCTAAAAAAATACGGAGATTTTGGCGTATAGCAAGTATACTGGAATAACCAAAAATCTCCTAAATATATATATTAACTAATTGGAACAATTGGAACAAAGTTGTTAATTAGTGTTCACCAGGTGTCCTTTGTTCATCCCCCTACGGCGCTGAACCTTGTTCTCGTCTCGCCACTCCTTTTTAAATAAAAAGTGCGTCATCACCGACCGCTACGCTGGACTTCGTCCTCGGTTCCCTCCTTACTTTTAATTTAAAAGTTAGTCGTGTTTCACCGAGACCTTCAGTTCATCCCCTACTTCGTAGATCATGAATTATAATATAATAAAAAACTTTATTATTGTATTATATCCTTATCGCTTAAGCATCCGTATAAGTAGCGTTTGCTGTATATGAGTATTCAACTATGTTATTAGATGGAGCAGACCCATCCATGGTAGAGGCAAGACCTACAACCATTACATATGGGAAGTTTGTTGGGTTTTCACTCACAGCATTACCATAAGTCAACTTTAATCCCATCTTACCAAAGGTTAATCTGTGAGACATTATGGTAGGGCGAGGTGGTCGGTTAAATACATAAGTGTTCGCACCAGTGTTAAACTCTCGTGCTCTATCCATATAAAATACTTTATCGTATCTTACCGAAAACTGCTCTCTGTTGATTTTTTGGACAAGATTTAATGTTGTCCCACTAAAATTAGATGGTCCAGGTGATACTATACTTCCGTTTTCAAGAAGTTTGTCCGTTTGAGCATCTTCTACGAAACCTACACTATCATTATTATCTTTTTGTCTTAAAATCATTACTCGTACGCCTACTGACTGGTCTTTGTAATTACCTTGCCCAGCACCATCGGCGAATTGTAGTAGCATCTTAATATCAATATGCTTTAATCTAATTTCATTACCTATGCGGTTGTTATACTGACCTGTTCCTTGTGAAATATTAGGAAATAACTTAATGAAATTGCTTGATCCAGCGACATCCCCTGTTGGGATAGAAGCAGTATCAATCTTCTCGTTCGCAAATCCTATTACAGCGACTTTATCTTCCAGTTCTTCTTGGAGTTCCTCACGAACAACTTCTTTGACTTTCTTGCGAAAGTTCATCCCACGCTTACTACCTGGTTTTTTCGGCATTATAATATAGGGTTAGATTTTAATTTTACTAAATTATACGCATCATCTATATCCCATATCCTCCACC